AAAGAATACTCTTAAAAGATAAAACCAATCATCCTTTATGGGGTAAGACAACATATGAAGTAACTTCACCTGAAGGTGAGGTAACAATCGTATCTGGTGGATGGAAACAATGGTGTGTCGATAGAGGACTAAACGCTTCAAATATGTTGAAAGTTGCTAAAGGCGAACGCAAACATTGTAAGGGTTGGAAAGCAAAAATTATTAATGAGTGATATAACATTACACAAACTGAATGAAGCATTTATAAAATTTGAATGTGAAAAAGGATTAGCTCAAGAGTTATCTGCATACTTTGAATTTTATGTTCCAGGATACCAGTTCACACCTGCATATAAAAACAGGTTGTGGGACGGTCGTATTCGCCTGGCAGATTTACGTACATTCACTATCTACCACGGCCTAGTTCCTTACATTGAAGTATTCTGTAAAGAACGTGGTTACAAATTAGCGGTAGATTCTGCAATTGCCGTAACAGAGAACTTCTCCTTAAACGAAGCACAAGAGTTCGCAAATACCCTAGGTCTTCCACACGAAGTAAGGGATTATCAATTAAGTTCTTTCGTACACGCAATCCGTAACAGAAGAATTCTCCTACTCTCTCCAACTGGTTCTGGTAAGTCCTTGATACTGTATCTGATTATGAGATACTTAATGGAATCAGACCTGAAACGTGGCCTGTTAATCGTACCAACAACATCGTTGGTTGAACAGATGTATACCGACTTTAAAGATTATGGTTTCGATTCTGAAACGTATTGTCACCGTCAGTATGCAGGTAAAGACAAACACACTAATAAGTTTTTGACTATTACCACATGGCAATCAATCTACAAAAACGACCCATCATACTTTGAACAATTTGATTTTGTTCTTGGTGATGAGGCACATCAATTCAAAGCCAAGTCTTTGACCACAATCCTTTCTGGTTGCACAAACGCAAAGTATCGTGTTGGTACAACTGGTACACTTGACGGTACTCAGACACATAAGTTGGTACTTGAAGGACTTTTTGGTCCTGTTTATCGTGCAACATCTACCGCAGAGTTGATTGAGAACGGACAGTTGGCATCATTTAGAATCAAGTGTTTGATTTTGAAATACCCTGACCCAATCTGTAAAGAGGCCAGAGATTGGAACTACAATCAGGAAATGGATTACATTGTACGCTATCAGGCACGTAACGAGTTCATTAAGAATCTTGTTATGTCTTTGAAAGGCAATACACTTGTTTTGTTCCAGTATGTTGAGAAACATGGTAGAGACTTGCACGCCTTGATTAAGGCTCACGCAGGTAAGAAACGCAATGTGTTCTTTGTATTTGGTGGTACAGACACAGAGGTTAGAGAATCGGTTCGTTCAATCACCGAGAAAGAGAAAGACGCTATCATCGTTGCATCGTATGGTACGTTCTCGACTGGTGTGAATATTCGTAACCTACATAATGTTATATTCGCATCACCTTCTAAATCTCGTGTGAGAAACCTACAGTCAATTGGCCGTGGTCTCCGATTAGGTGACGATAAGACAGAAGCAATTTTATTCGATATTGCCGATGATTTCAGAACTGGTAAGTTTGTGAACTACACCTTGCAACACTTTATTGAAAGAGTGAAGATATATGATGAAGAAAAATTCGAGTACAAATTTTACAATATTGAGCTAAAATGAATTCAGGTGTAAAAATTGTAAGACTGCAATCAGGTGAAGATGTGATTGCAACCATCATGGAAGACCATGAATCTGAATTGGTGATGCTAGATAATCCTATGCACCTAATTTTCAAACGTACTCCTCAAGGTACGGTAATGATGATGTTTCCATGGTTGCCAATTGAGTTGATTAGTGATAACATAGCAACTATCTACTCATCAGATATATTGACTATGTTGAACCCAAGGGAGAACCTAGTTGAATATTACGGCAAAATGATTGACCACGAAATTATGAAAGCCGCAAAAGACAATACTCTGAATCTGAACCTACGTGAAGCACTTGATGAGCTTGACGATGAAGTTGAAGAGGATTGGACTTATGATGATGAAGAAGATGGCCGTACGGCAGAAGATGATGAGATTACCAAAGAAGATATTTTGGAACTCGTAGAATTGAAACGAACAGGAAGATTGCACTAATGGAATACAATGAAGATAACTTGAAACTGGTGAGTGATATTATTAGAAAGAACCTCACACCTGACTTGTTACCTAAAAAGTGGAGAGAGCGTAATGCATCTAACCCTATGTTTGGTCATTGCCATAATGCATCAGGTTGTTTGCAGAAAATCTTCGGTACAAAGAATATCAAGTTGTATCGTGCCCTCGATAATGAAGGCATCTATCACTGGTGGGCAGTTGACTTGAATGGAAAGTTAATCGACTTGACTTCTGAACAGTACACATCGACAGGTAGAACACCACCGCATGATGCAGGTACTAAGGCCTCGATTCTTGGATTTGACTATCGCAAGAGAGTAGTAGCATTAACTGATAAGGTAACTAAAGAGTTATCATCAAACGGAACACCGCTAATGTAACACTTGTCAAGGGTGTTGTCAAGCGCTATTTAAGGCAAATATGGAATGAATATGAGTGAAAAGAAACCTAAACATTATGTGAACAACGGAGACTTCCTAGCGGCTCTAGTTGAATACAAGCAGAAATGCATCCAAGCTAAGGAACAAGGCAATGGAGAACCACAGATACCGAACTACATCGGTGAGTGCTTCTTAAAGATTGCAGAACATTTATCACGCAAGCCAAACTTTATCTCCTATTCGTTTAGAGATGAAATGATTGCAGACGGTATCGAAAACTGTCTAATGTACTTCCGCAACTTTGACCCCGATAAGTCAAAGAACCCATTTGCATACTTCACACAGATTATCTACTATGCTTTCCTTCGCCGTATTATGAAGGAAAAGAAACAACTGTATGTGAAATACAAGGCAACCGAACAGTTCGGTGTACTTGATGAATTTGAAATGTATGAAGATGCCGAAGGCAACATGAGGCAATTTGAATTGTATGACAACATTTCGGAGTTCATCCACAACTTTGAAGAAAACAAGAAAAAGAAAAAAGAAGGCAAGACAAAAGGCCTTGAAAAGTTTATTGAGGTAGATGATATAAAATTGCCTGAAGAAGACTTGACAGAAGAAGATTAATATGTTATTCTATAGTAGGAGTGCAAATGCATAAAGATAAAATTGAACATCACATCAAACACTTACAAGAGAAACACGATGATTTGGACGATAGAATCACCAAGGCTGAGAAGTCGCATGGCGATGACCACATCATCAAGGTTTTGAAGAAAGAGAAACTTGCACTCAAAGATGATATTGAAAAATTTAAAAAACAAATTGCATGAAAATCTGTATACTAGGTGATACGCATTTCGGTATGCGTGGTGATTCGTTAGAGTTTCACCGTTATTATGAAAAATTTTATGATGAAGTTTTCTTCCCGTATCTAATCGAAAATCAGATTGATACGGTTTTTCAGCTGGGCGATTTATTTGACCGCAGAAAATTCATTAACTTTAACTCGCTCTTCCTAGCCAGGAAGTATTTCTTTGATAAGTTGCGTGACAACAATATCAAACTATACACACTACTTGGCAACCATGATGTTGCGTTTAAGAATACACTTGAGGTAAACTCGTCTACATTATTGTTGAAAGATTATGAGAACATTACAATCTATGACGAGTTCGCTACGGTATCATTTGATGGTGTTGAAGTTGATGTTGTACCTTGGCTTTGTGCCGACAACGAAGAAGAAATTCACCAACAAATGAAGGCAAGTAAATCTCAAATCTGCTTCGGGCATTTTGAGATTGACGGCTTTGAAATGGACAGAGGCAATCTTTTCCAAGGTGGTATTGACAGGAAGAGTTTAAACAAGTATGATATCGTACTGACTGGTCATTTTCACCATCGTAGTGATGATGGCCACATTTTTTATGTTGGTACGCCTGGCGAGATTACTTGGTCTGACTATAATGATGCTCGTGGATTCCATATCTTTGATACGACCACACGAGAGTTAGATTTTATTGTCAACCCATTCAGAATGTTCCACAAAATCTCTTATGATGATGGTGAAACAGACTTTGAATTCTGGAAGGCATATGATTACAACCAATACAAAGACACCTATGTAAAGGTGATTGTGTTGAACAAACAGAACCCGTACCTGTTTGATAATGTGATTGATAACTTATACAAGGCTGGTATTTCAGACTTGTCCATCATTGAAGACTTCACAGAGGTCACACTTGATGATGACCAAGAGTTGATTGACCAGGCAGAAGATACAATGACAATTTTGTCCAAATATATTGACAACTTGACACTTAATGTTGAGAGTGAACGATTGAAATCTGTTATGCGTGAACTCTACATTGAGGCTATTAATACTGAAACTACTGAATGATTATTTTTCGTTATGTCCGTTGGAAGAACCTACTTTCAACCGGTAATTACTTTACTGAAGTTAAACTGAACAACAACGACAACACATTGGTTGTTGGTGAGAATGGTTCTGGTAAATCTACAATGCTTGATGCGTTGTGTTATGGCCTGTTCGGTAAGGCATTTCGTAATGTCAACAAACCAAACCTGTTGAACTCTATCAATGGCAAAGACTGTGTTGTTGAGGTTGAGTTTGACACCAACAACAAGTCATACAAGATTATCCGTGGTATCAAACCGAACAAGTTTGAAATCTACTGTAACGGCGAACTCTTAAACCAAGATGCAGCCGTAAGAGACTACCAAGAGTACCTTGAGAAGACTATTCTGAAACTGAACTACAAATCATTCACACAGATTGTGATTCTTGGTTCAGCATCATTCGTACCATTCATGCAGTTGTCGGCATCAGACCGCCGTGCAATCATTGAAGACTTATTGGACATTCAAATCTTTAGTACAATGAACGGCCTGTTGAAAGACCGTTTATCAAACAACAAAGATATCACGGTACAAAAGAAGTCAGAGTTTGAATTGAACAAACAAAAGTTTGAACTACAATCCAAACACATCAAAGAACTTAAACAGAACAACGATAGTAAGGTGACTGAGTATGAAGGTGAAATCGAGGCTAGTCGTCAGACCATACAAACCCTACATGATGAAATTGCTAATGTCACAGTACAAGTTGAGGCGCACAGTTCCCATGTGGCACTTCAAACTGAAACTGAGAATAAGGTCAAACAACTTGGCAAGTTTGAATCGCAAATTGAAAGCAATTTATCCAAGTTTCGCAAAGACCTTCATTTCTTTCAACACAATGATGATTGTCCAACCTGTAAGCAAGCCATTGCCTTGGAGTTTAAAGAGAGAGAAATACAGACCCTCGAATCTAAACAGACTGAAACAGAAAATGGTTTAAAACAACTCGAAGCTAAATTGTTGGAAGAACAAGAGAAGTTGAACACTATTCGGGAAGTACAGAAGACAATCCAAAAGTTACAGATTGAAATCGCAACCAAGAATACTTCCATTGTTGAGGTGAATAAGTATATCACAAGACTTGAGACACAAATTGCCGAGTTGAAGAAAACAAAGTCTTCGACAACGAAAGAAGAACAAGAACTAAATGATATCAAGGTTACACTAGGACAACTGGAGACAGACTTACGTGAACTGATTGATGATAAGACATACTATGAAGCCGCATCAGGCCTATTGAAAGATACTGGTATCAAAACCAAGATTATCAAACAATACTTGCCAATCATTAACAAGTTGGTGAACAAGTATCTGGCATCATTAGACTTCTTTGTAAACTTCCAGTTGGATGAATCATTCAAAGAAACAATTAAGTCCCGTCACCGTGATGACTTCACCTACAACAACTTTAGTGAAGGTGAGAAACAACGTATTGACATGGCATTGATGTTGACTTGGCGTGCTATTGCTAAGTTGAAGAATTCGTCAAACACCAACTTGCTAATCCTTGATGAAGTGTTTGATTCAAGCCTTGACACAAACGGCACAGAAGAACTAATGAAGATTCTTCATATGCTTGAAGGTGTTAATTTGTTTGTTATCTCACACAAGGGTGATATCTTACAAGACAAGTTTAGTAATGTAATTAGATTTGAGAAGGTTAAGAACTTTAGTAGGATTATGAAATGAAAGAAATAGGCGTTTACCTCGGTGAGAATAACAATCGAACCGCAAGAGTTTACAGAGATGGTGAAATTTATTTGGTGACTGTAAAAAATGCAGCAGGTGTTTACTTCACCTCTGAACACCAATATTTGGAAAAGGCAGAAGATTATGCAGAGGATTGGGTACTAAAAGATGACTGATATTTTAACGATTGACACTGGCGCTGGTGTCATTAAAGAAGAGCGTGTTGAACCATTGGGTTTGTATGATGAAAATCATCCAATGTTGAAGGCTGTGATTCCTGAATACACACAACCATTACCAAATGCAAACATGACCAACTTGGTCAAACGTTTGAAGATTACAATGAAGTTGTATAACGGCATCGGTCTATCGGCAAATCAATGTGGTATCTTTGAACGGGTATTCGTAATTGGCACAGACCAATTCCAAATGGCCTGTATCAACCCAAAGGTGATTGAATCATCGGCAGACCTTGATTCGCACCATGAAGGTTGCCTCTCTTTCCCTGCTTTAAGTGTTAAGGTTAAGCGTCCTGTTTGGGCTCTCGTTGAATACACAGATGAAAACGGCAACAAGAGAGAAATCAAACTAGACGGCCTTACTGCAAAGGCATTTTTGCATGAACTAGACCACATGAATGGTGTCAGACTTATTGACCATGTTGGCCCAGCTGCATTGATGATTGCACGTAAGAAACAAGAAAAACTAATGAAGAAATTTGTGAGAGCACGTAGATAATGGCATATTCATTTGACCCTAAAGATGATGTAGAAACCCAATGGCAGAAATGGCAAGACCAAGAAGTTGAACCTGCGATTTTGACCGATGGTGCTCTGCGTGAGAAAATCATTAAAGACCTCACCTATGTCTCTAAGATGGATGTCAAAGAATATACCCTCTATCAAAAGTGGTGTGAGGTGCAAGACAAGTACCCATCAGTCATGGTGAATGACTTGTGGGAAGGTCAGAAGGCCGTACTTGAAGATGAAGGTCAACGCCGTGCGATTGAAGAAATCAAATCTAACTTTTGGATTCCTGAAACGCCTGAAGACTACTTGAAACTTGAACCTGAAATGTTGTATACAAACAAAGAGAAGGACTTACCTGAACTTTGGAACTGTATTCGCACCTTCTCGTCTACAATGAAGAACAACAGTAACATCGGTCGTAACTTGAACTTTATCATCCGTGACAAAGTGACCAAGAAGTATCTCGGTGTTATTTGTATCTCGTCAGACTTCCTTGACTTGACACCTCGTGACAATCACATTGGTTGGCCTCGTGAGTTGAAGACACAAGGTGGTATGATTAACCATACTGCAATCGGTTCTACAATCGTGCCGTTGCAACCACTTGGTTTCAATTACGTTGGTGGCAAGTTGCTTGCATTGTTATGTCTTGCTGACCCTGTGCAAGAAATGTGGAAAAAACTTTACGGTGATACACTCGTTTCAGTTACAACTACATCATTGTATGGCAGAACAAAGGCCGATGGTTTGTCACAGTATGACAACCTAGACCACTGGCAGAAGATGGGTTTCACGGCAGGTTCTGTATCGTTTGAACCTGAGAAAGACACTCGTTATGAAATCAGAGATTGGTTGAGAGCAAAACATACACGTAAGTATTTTGAATGGTATGTTGCAAAGAAACCATCAGGACAACCACACAAACGTGACCACAAGAATCGTTCGTTGCAATTCGTTTACAGTAAGTTGGACATTCCAAAGGAACTCATTCGTACAGACCATGCTCGTGGCATTTATTGGTCACCCTTGTATGATAACAGTATCGACTACTTGAACAAACGGGTTGAAGATAAAGATTTGGTAAAATCATTCGACACAAGCGTTGAGGCCTTAGTTGACATTTGGAAAAACAAACACGCTAAACCTCGTATCAAGCAATTGGTAAAGAAGGGTCGCAACAATGACGATACCCTTTTCTATGACGACCTTACCGTTCTATCATGGGAAGAGGCAAAGATGAAATATTTGTCACAGGTTGGTCGATAAACGCTTGACAAAGAGCATATATAATTATATAATAGTTCAAAATGCGGAGAGTCCGAGACAGTCTATCCCAATAGACAGGCAGGTTTAACTCCTGTTATCCGCTCCATATTCCGATACGGCAAACAAAAGTATTACTTGCCATGTCATACCAGATAAGTCTTCCAGAGTGTTGCTTCTACGCAACAACTGGTTGACTTTTTTTTTGGCTGTGTTATAATGGATGAATCAATGGCAATAGGACTACTATGACTAAATTTACCGCCGAACAAAAATCCCAGTTAGCCAAATTGATGGCTACTGAAAACTTGACAGTACAACACCAAAAAATTAATACTGCCAAGTTCGACCCAATTAACCGTGTTTTGTATTTGCCAATTTGGCAAGATATGTCAGGTGACTTATACGACCTGCTTTGCGGTCACGAGGTCGGCCATGCATTGTATACACCTGCTCAAGGTTGGCATGATGTTGCAACCGACAAATCTAAACCAAAGAATTTCAAATCATTCCTTAACGTGGTTGAAGATGCACGTATTGAGAAAAAAGTAAAACGCCGTTTTCCAGGTTTGCGTATGTCGTTTCAAAAGGCATACAAAGAATTGATGGAACGAGACTTCTTCGGCATTAAAGGCCGTGATATCAATAATTTGGCATTTGTCAATCGTTTGAACCTTTACACCAAAAGCCAATACACAATGACACACATTCGGTTCTCTGATGCCGAAATGGAACTTGTCAAAAAGGTAGAGAACCTTGAAACGTGGGACGATGTTATGTCCGTCACGGAAGAAATCTATGCTTACTCCAAGGATGAGCAGTTCGATATGTTGGAAGATTTTGATTACAAATTCCAATCTTTTGAAATAGATGAAGACGGTGAAGAAATGGAAATGGAATCATATGAAGATGATTCTGCCAGTGAAGAACAACCTGACGAAGCAGAAGAACAAGCATCGGGCGGTGATGGCGAATCAGAAGATGATGACGATGGTGATTCTACCGAAGAATCAAAAGATGAAGAAGAATCTTCTGGCCAAGGCGATGAACAGGAAGACCCTGAGAACCAAGCCGATGATACATTAGAAGAAGAGCAAGATGATAAGCCTTCTACAATTCAACGTGACAAAGAATCCAAAGAATCACAAAAGAAGGACTTTAATCCTGAATGTGAAACTGATGATAACTTCCGTCAGAATGAAGATGCTTTGCTCGATGCAAAGTCCCGTGAATATGTTTACATTGATGTGCCTACAATTAATGAAGCAGAAGCGTTTACTGGTTGGAAACGTGTTCAAGAGCAAATCTCTGAATACTACCACGGTCGTACAACGCAAACAGACTGGAACAAATTAGAAGCTTCTGTGTTTGTTGATTTGGTGCAAGAGTTCAAACGTAAGAATGAACGCTATGTGTCCTTGTTGGCAAAAGAATTTGAAATGCGTAAGGCTGCTAAGGCATACACTAAGAGTAAAATCTCCGACTCTGGTGACATTGACATTGGCAAGTTGGCAGGTTATAAGTTCGATGACAATATCTTCCGTAAATTGACACATACACCAAAAGGTAAGTCACACGGTTTGGTGTTGTTGCTTGACTGCTCTGGTTCTATGCAAGACAATATGCCTGGTTCAATCGAACAGATTTTGGTTCTGGCGATGTTCTGCCGCAAAGTGAATATTCCATTCACAATGTACGGCTTTACCGATATCATGGAAACTTATTTCATGGACCGTAAAATGGACCAAATGAGCCGTTTGTCGTATAACTCAGAAAAGAATTCTGTGTTTGCTCACAATGTTGGTGAGTTGGCAGGTTCTAACGTTCAAATGCGTGAGTACATGAATTCTAAAATGACTAATGCTGAATTCAATATGGCTTTGCGTAACATGGTTCTGTTGAAAGAATCTTATTCAGGTGGTCGTTATGGTCGTTCTCGCCTTGGTGCAGGTTTCCCTGATAGTGAAAACTTGGGCAACACACCTTTGATTCAGGCTGTGTTCTCACTTGGTCACAAAATGGAAGAATTCCGTAAAGTGAATAACATTGACATTACCAGTTTGGTTATTGTCCATGACGGTGATGCTGATAGTTGCAGCACATATGTCAAAGAACAAGAAGAACATGATTACTACGGCACAAAGCGTAAGGTCAACACTCATAAAAGTTTTGAACCACGTTATCAGAATGTATTCTTGCGTGATGCAAAGCGGAAGTTCCAATGCAAACTGGAAGAACCAAAAATGTATACGTCAGATTCAATGATGCAGGCTGCATTGACTTGGTTTGCTGAAACTACAAACTCTAAGATTTTTGGTTTCTTCATTCTGCCAACTCGTCACGGTTCTTTGAAGAATTCTATCAACTCACGTTACGTTTCGCCTGAAGGTAAAACAATGAATGAGATTAGAAATTCTGACCCATACATGGCATCTACTTTGCGTGATTCTTTGACACGCACCATGAAGGATGAAAAGTACATTGTGTCATTCAATAAAGGTTACCATGAATTCTATATGATTGCAGGTGGCCAAGAATTGATTACAGAAGAAGAAGAATTTGAATTCGAGGGCAAAATGACTGCTCGCACATTGAAGACTGCTTTTGCAAAATTCAATAAACAAAAGCAAATCAACCGTGTGCTAGTCTCCCGTTTCATTCAGGGCATTGCTGTCTGAGTGTTGTAATTATACAACAGGGGCTTGACAAACCAAGCTACCTGATGTATAATGGTTGAATAATTTGATTGATGAAGGTTTATATTATGACAAGTCGTGCTGAGATTCGTGAAGCGTTTATGAATACTTTAGTATCAATGGGCAAACCTGTTGTTACTAAATCCGAAATTAAAGAAATTTGTAGCAAGTTGGGCATTTCAGGTGCTCAATGGTTTACAAAAGATGAAAATAACCGAGTAGGTCGTGGTTTGTACCAAGTGCCAGGTCTAGGCAATACACCAACACCTGCAACTATTAATATGTCAGCACAAGTATTACCTATGACAAAACCTCAAGCACCGCAAAGTGAGCACCGTATTAAGAATGTGACTACGGACTTGGATGTTACCGATTTGATTCCTAAGGCATATAAGAATTATGTCCCATTCGGTAACTTTGATGACATTCTAGCGATTGTAAAATCCAATCGTTTCTTCCCTGTGTTCGTTACTGGCCATTCAGGTAACGGCAAAACAATGTCAATTGAGCAGGCCTGTGCCAAAGCTAAACGTAAATTTATCTGTGTGTCAATGACACCTGAAACCGATGAATCTGATTTGCTTGGTAACTATGTGTTGGTTGACGGCAACATGGAATGGCGTGATGGTCCTGTGACTACTGCTGCTCGACAAGGCGCTGTGCTTTGTATTGACGAAATTGACTATGGTGCTCAGAACCTTTCCGCCTTGCAACGTGTGCTCGAAGGTAAACCTTTCATGTTGAAAAAGAAAGGCGAACTGATTACACCTGCTGAAGGTTTCACCGTGTTTGCAACTGCTAACACTAAAGGTAAAGGTTCAGATGACGGCCGTTATATGTTTACAAACGTATTGAACGAAGCTTTCTTGGAACGTTTCCGTAATACCTACGAGCAAGAATTCCCACCAGTTAAGACTGAGACAAAGATTATCAAAAAGGAACTGGAATCTATCGGTGCCGACCCTGCTGATAACTTTGCTGAGAACTTGGTTATGTGGGCAGATACTATTCGCAAAACATTCGCCGATGGTGGTTGTGACGAAGTGATTTCCACCCGCCGTTTGGTTCATATTGTTGAAACATTCGGTATCTTTGGTGATAAGAAGAAGGCCATTGGTTTGTGTTTGAATCGTTTCGATGAAGACACCAAGGCTTCTTTCCTTGACCTCTACACCAAAGTGGATGCAGGCGCAAATACTGCTGCGGCAGAAATTGTTGCCACGGTTAACTACAAAATTGACGAAGAAATCCCGTTCTAATTATACGGCAGACTTAACAACTCTGCCGTTTTTTCGCTTGACATTCGTTAAGTAAACTGTTATACTAATATCTAATTTGAGAGACTGAATCTCCTCTCAAATATTCCTCAACTGAGATTCGTGTTTATTATGGAGACAATATGTCCGCAAAATCAAAAGTCCTTTCTTTCTTGTCTAAAACTGACGGCTACAACACTTTGACGCCTACTAAAATGCAAAGCGTTTTCGGTGTTGCAAACCCAAGTGCAACTATTAATGAGTTGCGAAACGAAGGTCATGCAATTTACCTCAACACACGTATCAACACACACGGTGAGAAAGTATCTTTCTACCGTTTGGGTACCCCAACTAAGCGTGTTGTTGCAGCTGGTATTGCCGCAATCCGCTCACAAGGCGCACGTGCTTTTGCCTAATTAACCGCTAAGGCACAAGAGGAGTTGGATACATATTAGTATCACTCCTCTTTTTTATTTTATGGGTACATTATGGAAATACAAGTTAAACTTGAAGACTTGAAAAAGTATAAATTGTTCGTTGCTACACCGATGTATGGTGGCATGAACCACGGACTCTACATGAAGTCCTGCCTCGACTTACAATCGACAATGAATCGTTATGGCATCGAAGTGAAATTCTCCTTCTTGTTCAACGAATCATTGATTACAAGGGCTCGCAACTATTTGGTTGACGAATTCCTACGCACAGATTACACACATATGCTGTTCATCGACAGC